GTTCTCACCCCAAAGACATTCATTCTCCTTACCTTTGCGCGTGTAACCGTCTTTGTCTGTGAGTTTGTACCAGGTAGCCATTTTTGTTTCCTCCCTTTCATGATTCAAAGGTAGTACAAAACCGCTTTGTATGTCAATAGCACTACCTGTGAAAAATGTGGAAAACTCACTCATCGCCAATGTTTATGCGGGTGAAAATCTTTACGGTTGATCTCCTAGACGCTGCTGATGTGTGTGCGGGACAGGGGTACTGCATAGCTCTAGCACTCACTGTACGGGAACATTTAGGGCAAGGACGCATGATAGGAGGTCTCCCGCCTTTGCGTCCCAGGTAGCTCATCACCGCTGATACTGTCTTATCGTCCATAGCAGGATTGTATGCGCATAGCGGCTTTGTTGTCAAATGTGCTATAAAAGGAAAAGCGCGCTATAATCACGCTCAGGAGATACAGGTATGCCATCAGCGATTCAATGGACGCCGGAATTGGAAAATGCTGTCATTGACGGCATAGAATCTGGCGATTCATTGCGGCAAGTTGCTGAAAAGAATGGGTTTTGTGCTGCTTCTATATTGAACCATAAAGACGATAGTGAAGAGTTTGGTAAACGCTACGCGCGCGCATTACAAATAAGGGCAGATACTGATTTTGAAGGACTTACGGACGCAATCAACGCTGAACCAGAGCGCGGAAAGTATGGGATTGATCCTGGATGGGCTAATTGGCAGCGCACTCGCGTCGATACAATGAAATGGATCGTTGCCAAGCGCAATCCTAAGCAGTATGGCGACAAGACGGCCATTACCGGCGACGGGGGCGGCCCAGTGCAGATCATCACGAGCATACCCAGGCCGCCTAAATAAGGCGCAATGTACCCATATATGGTACAATGTACCCATGAGTAGAGTAACGCGGGAGATGTGGCGTTGTGACTTGTGCGGGTGGGAGTGGATGCCTGATAGCAGCGCCAAGCCAGCGCGGTGTCCTAACCGGGCTTGCCGGTCTCGCAAGTGGGATAGTGGGGCGGTATCTCAGGTGGCTAGAGAGCAGGGCAGCAATGCTCAGATGGATGCTGGTTCGAGTCCGGCCCGCTCCACCAAGTGTACCCAAACTGGCCATACCGGCTTTCAACGCGCCGATGGCTATTGGTGCTCAACTTGCAGGAGGATGTACCCATGAGAGAGATATTCGGCTGTTTTGTCACGTGCTGCTTAGCTGGTATAGTCCTTTGGTGCCTTAAGATGTACACTCACAGGTGAGGTGATTATGCCAGCCTACAACACTCAGCCCATGCCCACTCCCAAGCCTGCGCTCTACACCGGCGACCAAATCGCGCTGGTCAACAATGCGGCAGTCGATGCCGGCATACTAGCCACGGAACAGGTGGCCATTGCTCCAGCGCCAGGCGATACGGCAACCTATTGCACGGTGTTCAACGGCACCAACCAGGCAGTGCAGATGCAAGCTGCCCCGTCGGATAGTGCTTCGCTGTACGCATCTCTCGGATCGTCTATCACTGCCGGTTCGCTCGCCACGATCTCATGCGCTGTGCCGTGGATTCGCGGCCTGTTTACCACGGCTCCCACGACCGGCTCACTCGTCATCTACCACGGATAGCCAATGCTGACCGGAGCTGACCGCTTCATTATCGACACGCGCAAGATTTACGATCCATACCCTTTCCAGTGCCGCTTCCATGCTTCGGCGGCACCATACGGGTTCATGGGTGGCGCGGCTGGCCCTGGCAAGACAATGGGAATGCTGATGGAGCAGTTCCAGGCCTGCAACGAGTTCAGTAACGAGGATGGTCCCAAGGTCCACACGATTCTGTTTCGGCGCACGTTCCCAATGCTCGAAGCCACGGTGATTACCAGATTCCGAGAGTCGTTCCCGCGAGAGCTTTATAGGCAGTATAACGAGGGCAAGAATCAGGTCACTTGGCTCAACGGCGCTACGACCAAGTTCGGCTCGATGCAGTATGAGCATGACGTATGGGGATGGCAAGGTCAGTGGTTCCATATGGGGTATGACGAGCTTTGTGAGTTCACCTTCAAACAGTGGGCAAGCGTTGCGGCCTGGAATCGCTGCCCAGTGAGCGATAAGCCCCGCAAATATGGTGCGGGCAATCCTATCGGTATCGGCGCGATGTGGGTAGAGGATTTATTCGTCAAAGGTATTCCATGCATGGGGATGGACGATAGCCAGAAGGCGGCGTTTGATCCAGAGGATTACGACTATTTCCCGGCAACCTATCTAGACAACCCGATCTTCGCCAACGATCCGACGTTCCTCAAGAATCTGGAAGCGTACCCGGCAGATGTGCGCGATGCGCTCAAGTTCGGCCTGTGGGGAGCGGCTGGCGGATACTTCAGAGGGGTGTGGGACGAGAACATCCACGTTTTCAAGGATGGCAGTGTTCGGTTCCCGGACTGGTATCGGCGCTGGATTTCAGGCAACTGGGGCTATGAGCATCCAGCCAGCTACTACAAGCACTGCATGGGGCCAAACGGGGAAGTCTACACATACGATGAGCTTTACACGCAACATGAGCAGCCGGAAGACCTTGCCGAGCATATAGCGGAGTGGGCGGTCGAAGAGAACGAACACGGCAAGATGGAAATTCCTCAGTTCATCAACTTCACACATTCTTTCGATGCGGAATACAGTAAGGCAACAGCGACGATGGGCGCGGATATGCGGTCTGTGAATCAGCGCATGATGCCGGTTCTGCGGCGCGAGGGCATCCCAATACCGCTTCCGAGCACAAGAGACAAACTGGGTCGCGATACGCTGATGAGGGAATTGCTTGCCAAGCGGATCAGGTATGGAGAGGATGCAAGCGGTCACCCATTGGAGTATCCAGGCTGGATGGTGAGCGATAAATGTCGCCAATTGCGCCGGGTCATTCCGCTGGTGAAGTCAGACCCGGTGAAGGTGGAGCAGATCGAAGGATCGAGCGACGGCTCAGACTCTCCGCTTCAGGGTTCCGGGTATGGGTTGTATGCAATCTTTGGGCGTCCAGCCTCCAAACCGTTGCAAGTGAGGCAGCAGGAGTATTATGAAGGGTTGAGTCCCAAGGCGGACATGACGGCAAAGAGCGTGCTTATGGCAAAATGGAAGCAGGATAACAATCCGAGAAAGGGGTCAGCATGGGCAGCGCGGCAGTGATATTTGTCCTTTTGGTAGTGATAGCGGGAATGGCGATTGGCTGGTCATCTACGGCAAAGAAGAATGTTCAGCTTGAAAAACTCATGCTCGACTGTATTGGAGGACGAGACGTAATCATTTCTGCCGCGAATGACCGCAATGCCCAACTAGAGGCCGAAATTCAGCGTCTCCGCAAGATTCCTTTGACACAAACCCCGGAAAAGAGAGACAATTCAACCATCAAGGCCAAGTCTTCGGCGGATGTGCGCCGGTTGACAGAGGCGGCGTTTGGGTTGCAACCTGAGATTGGAGCACAGAATGAAGACGAGTGAATTTGTACAACTCTTGCAGAATGAGTTGATTCTTCCCCGTGACCCGCATCTTGCGGATCGATTCGCTGCCCTGCTTGATGAGAATTACGAGCCGGTAGCGCCGAAAGAGCCAACCCCGGCAGACGGCGTGAACATCGTTCCCCAGGAGCCGAGTGTCGCGGACCATACGTTGGTTACGGACCCCTCTCCGGCGGAATCTTTGCCGGAATCAACCGAAAGTGAGGAAAAATAATGGCGCGAGACGGCTTTGACGGACTCGGCAAGATGCGCGGCGGGGAGCGGAATAGCTCTTACATCCCCAAGCCGCATAGCGAAACCAAACCGCACGAATCGACTGAAGAGCAAGAGAAGAGCGACGGCGGAAGCGATCAGATTCACGAAGTCCATGACCACGGCGATGGGACGTTCCACACAGAGCATCCCGACGGAACCCGCGAAGAGCATCCTGACCATCTGCATATGCTTGCGCACCTTGGCCACAAGGTAACGGACGGCGACAAGCATATCATCTTCCACCATGACGGCATCTCGGCCCATTCCCACTCGATTGACGAGGCGGGGAATCATGAAGATCACGGCGAACACAATACCGCCGAGGAAGCCAAAGGCGCTTTGGATAAATTCTTTGGCGAAGAGTCCGAAGAACCGCAGCACCAGCACGGCGAAGCAGAGAACGAGGAAGGCCCAGCACTGGGCGGAATGTAACCATGCGAAAATTCAATTTAAACCAAATTAAGACCGATGCGCTGGGCAACTCATTCCAGCAAATATCGCCGCATGAATGGAAATATGTCGGCGATGGTCCTATGAAGGTTGAGGAAGTTAAGGAAAGACCATCTCGCATAACCGGGCAGAACGCCCAAGGAGAATGACGTGAAAAAGGCACTCTTGATTATCGGCGCGTTGCTTCTGGCTTCACTGCCCGTTTCAGCGCAGTATTATGGCCAATACGCCAGCGACATCAATGTCAGCAGCTTTGCCTATGGAGTCACACCCAATGGCGGACCGGC